TTAAAAAGTCTAAGTCACCAATAGTATGGATATTACCGCCTTGTCCAGCAGTACCATCGTGTCTATGGCCTGTAGATGAAGCACTACTTGCACTATAAGCAAAAGCATTTAAAAGTTGATTATATTCGTTGTTAAAAAGCGCAGCAGTTATAGTATCCCCATCTGCTATCGAACTTTGTCTAGTATATGTTTGAGCCATAATTTAATTCTCTCTTATTATTATTGTCTTCCCGATGGTCTGTAGTTTATATATAATCCATTTATTGTATACGGAGCATTTGTATCTTCACTAAAAATTTTAAAAAAGTTACTGTGTCCACTTCCTTGAACAGCCTGTCTTATTAAAGGAGATTCTGCTGCGCCAAACTTAACTGTTGCTGCAAATATAGAAGAACCAAAAATAGCAGGATCGTTTGTTTCTAATGAAACATCTGGAGGCTGTATTCTATCTATAGTGTCAAAATCAAACCTAACTCTTAATGTAGGATCTGTTGCTCCTTCTGGTCTTAAAGATACTTTAACGTGATCTAAAGTTTTTAAAGTTCCAAAGTCTCCATAATCATAATCAGGTGATTGATACTCTGCTAATATATTTGTTGAAACTCCTTCAGGATTAAAAGAACTTCCTGTATCGTGGTTATAGATAAAACCGTTCCTGTCTCCGTGATAAACTTTTTCTTTACCTGCAAAGTTAAAACCAGAAGTTATAGCAGGAGCTTGTATGCCTCTTACTTCTGACCATTCAAATCCTCTAGCTGTAAGAGTTCCTGTAATACCTTTTGAGTTTGATGTAGCTTCTGCAGAACCACTATAGTACATTCTATATTGAGACTTATCTCGAAGCACTACACTGCTAAATTCATAGTCAACAATATTATCAAAGATGTCATTTATAACAGGCTGTATCATCTTACTAATAGTTCCTAACTCAACGTCACCAATTCTTGCTGTACCTGCAATAGTTCTAAAACCATCAGGAGCTAAGAAGAGCAAGTCACCTGCAAACTCTTGTATAGTTTTACCATCTACACAACCTACGTTCTTTGTAACTGGTACTATCGCTATGTTACTTGCATCATTTATATTTTGTAACTTATAAATTGAGTTTTTACAGAATACAAATAGTTCATTACGAAAAGATTTAAGGCCTACTACTTGATCGTCTAGTACAATACTACCTGATCCAGAACTTGTAAAATCATCTATATCACTTGTACCGCTATAAAATATAGTATTTAAAGCTGTAGCTGCACCTGCAACTACTAAATGTTTATCGTGAATAACACAGAACTTAGGAAAATGTGTACCACTTACTGTTATTTCTTTTGCAAAAAAAGTTCTGCTACTTAATGCATCTCCAGTACCTGTCATTTTAAAATAGAAAGGTTTTACTCCAGAGCCTTCATCAGTAATAATAACTTCACCATATGTGGTATTACCTTCAAAGATTGCAAAGTGTGCTTTACTTTGAGAAGTTCTAGTTAAAGCACTACGACCTGAAAAGGTACTAAAGTTATCTCCACCACCTGCTACACTGTCTTTATTAATCTGTAACCAGCTATCACCGTCTTGACTAAAATATATATTAGTACCTGATGCAGCTATTACACCATCGGCATATACAGTCATACCTAGTATTTCATTAGAGCTATTAGGTCTTGTACCATCTCCTAGTTGTGTATAGCCGTTAATACGTCTATAACCACCGCGTGTAGAGATTTCAAAGTTAGATAGTCTTGTAGCTACTCCAGGTTTTGTTAAAAGCTCCATAGTATTGCTGGACTTATCTAAACCACCTTGTAGCGCAACTGAAAAAGGCTGTGATGCTGCCACTAGAAGTGAACTCTATCGTCTGTCATATTTTTAGGTTGAGGATTAATAAGATTGGATTTCATTCTTTTCATTCCTTTTTTATAATCATCTAATGCAAAAGCAGACTGTTGTAAGTTTTCTTTAAACTGATGTACATAATAACGTGTACGCGCTGTAATAACAGAAGCATATTGATCGGGCAATACTATAGCATCTCCGTGTGCAGAAAGTTCTGTAGGAGCAACAAAAGAATAAAAATAAACTTTATAGACTTTATCGGGTATAGGGCTTATACCAAACTTACGATTATCAGGACTACGAATAACGTATTTAGGTTCTCCATAGTTCTGTGTGTCTGCATCGTCAGCGTTTTCTGAATCTCTAATATAACGTGTCCAATCTGTAAGTGTTATAAATCTTAATCCTTTAGATACAAAAGGTGCAGCTTCTCCTGAAACACCTATTGTTGTAAGATAAAAGTTATCCCAATCTATTGCAGCATAATCTGTTGTTATACTAGAGCTATCTGCTTTAAGAAGATACCATCGAGTACCTGCAACAGTAGATACATTTACATTTCCGTAGAAAGGATCAGTATCTCCGCTGGTTGCTGTAGCAAAGAAAGGTAACTGTGGTTCTGCGTTAGCTATATCATTTAATGCTTTATTAATAGATTCTTTTACAAAAGCCTGTATTCCTACAGCGTCTGCAAAGTTACTTGATGTTAGCTGGACTTCGTTTAGTTCTCGTAATACTTCGTTAGTCAATGTTAAATATGTAGTAGCCATTACTTACCTTTTTTCTTTTTACTAAATATACGATCATAGTTATCAACGTAATTCTGTTTAGCTTCACCAGAATACGAAGTACCTAGCAATCCTAAGACTCTAGTGCTTTTGGGCTTACTAGAGCCATTTAGGATTATAGGATTTTTGTCGCTGCCTAATTGTGGCATAGGCTTAGTCTAACTGTTCAAATTGTACAATATACTTAACAGTTGTAGCTGCTGTAGCTAAGTCAGCACCAATAGGTGTGAGTCTAGCGTGTAGTGTTCTAGCTGCTGCACTGTACAAAGTAGATGCTATAACAATAGCCTCTGAAGTTGCGGGGCCACCTACAACACCTGCTGTTGTGGCAGTACTTACAAATTGGTTAGCTGCGTGTCCGTGTGAATTTTGTATAAGATACAACGGAGCTTTAGCTGCCCAAGTTACTGCTGAGCCACCATCGTCAAGGATAGCTTCAGTAGCAATAATTTGACCACCACCTGCTGCTGTTCCTAAACTAAAATCAACATCGTTACCACTTGATCCGCCAGTTACAATGTTGCCTGCTGGAATAGCAATTAAATTACGAATGATAGTACCTGCTGGTTGTACAAAACTTACATCTGTATTTGTATCATCTGTTACAGCAATAGTCGCTGTAGTTACTGTAACGTCTGCTTCTGTTACTTGTTGTCCTGGATTAGTCGTTTCAACTCTATCTGCAAGATCTCTTACATCTGTTGTTTTTGCTGAGTTACGACCAGTGTCTCTAATATTTACGGCTGCCATAATATTTACCTCTGGTTATTTATTTTTAAAATCTTACTCTAAAAAAAGAAAAGGGGGTTTTTACGCCCCCAAGTCAGTTTAGTCAATACCGTAGAAAGCAGAAACTAATGCATCGGCACGGAGTACTTTGGATCCATAAACGTGGAGTCCTCGTACGATGTCACCGAATGAATCAGGATCGCGTAATACTTCAGTACTTGTAATCGTCTGTGCTGTTGCAGTAGAAGACATATGACCAGCCAAACATTTGCCAGCAGCATTAGATGCAGCAGCAATATTGTTTGATTTGTACATTTCAAATCCACGCAATTTACCAGAAGATACTAGACCATTTCTAATAGAACCTTGACCTGCGTTGTAATCAACAGACAAAAGTTTTGACGATGAACTCGCAAGAACTTCGTAGAAATCAGGTGATGCTAAAAACCATCGACCTTCTTCTGGAATGTTCTGTTCGTCAAGTAAACGAGCCATATGTGACAATACGTCAATAGGATCGTGTTCACTTGAAGCAAAACCGATGTCAAGATTACCAGTACCGTCAAATGTTCCTGCTGCTAAATCAGTAGCATTGTCAGAACCAAGAATGTGGTTAGGACTTGCTGCAGAAACACCTGCGAACATAGTAGCAATTACACCTTCATCATAAGCATCTCGTAGAGCGTATGCTGCAGATGAACTAGCTACTTCTTTAAAGTTAACGTGAGACATTGAAGTTTCAATATCGTCAACGATAAATTTAAAAGCGTTAGCTGTATCAACTACAAGAGTCAACTCTTGATCTGTTAATTTAGTTGCTGTAACATCTGCTCCACGTTCGTATGTGTACACAGTGATTTCAGGTTCTTTTATTATCTTTACGGAATCTCCGAAAGCGGCAATCTCACCAGCATAATCTGTATTGGTGATCGCTTCTACAACCGAAGCCTTTCTAAAGAAGTTAAGAACCTTTTTAGAGTAGACTGCGGGAAGAAAAAACGAATTAGTTT